AGGCGGCCCTGGGAGTCAAATTGCTTGCCGCCGATGATGCGCCGGCCCTCATCGCGGTCCGTGTCCAGCCAGTCAGGCTCCAGCAGCTGCAGCTGCAGCGGCGGCAGACCCACATCCATCAGCTCCGGCGCATACCGGTGGCGGATCAACACCGAACCCCGCACCGCTGTGGTTCTGGCCGCCAGCTCCTGCAACCCGTAGAAGTTCAGCTTCCCGTAGAAGTCGCACAGCGGCGACTCCGACCACTCCTGCCACAGGGTCCCGTAGCGCTTGGTGCCGCCGGGGCCCGGCGCACCCATGATCCCGTCGCCGATCCAGTTGCCCTGGATGACCTGGATCGCACGCGCGGCCCATGGGTCGTTGTCCACCAGGTCCTGATGGCGCTTCACCAGCGTGGACATCGCCACGCGCAGGTCAGCGTTCGGCCCGCCGTTGGTGGCGTACCAGTTCTCGGTCCGCCTTGAGCTCTTGGCCGCCTCGAACGCGCGCAGATGCTCCTGAGCGATCTTCAGCTGAGCAGCTGCCAGAGCAGTCTCAAGTTCCTGGCGCCGCTTTCTCTTGGCCATCAATCTCGCCTGAAACTGTGGTAACGCCTCGTGCGCGGCGCCGTATCTGACGGGGCCAGCTCAGCCGCCATCAGATTGCGTAGCTTGATCATCTCGTCGAGGCTTCGATACTCTGTCCGCCGGCCATTGGCCTGGACCACGAGAACACCATCAGCAATAGCCGCGTCCAGGTCGGTGAGCTGCTGGGAGGTGAAGGCCATAGACGCAGGCTATCGAAGCCATGTGCCCCGCTTTCTTGTGATTCCCGCCGCCGGTGCGCTCACCTGGAAGCTGGTGGCTTGTGCTTCGAGTTGGTCCCACATGGTTTGACGGTTGTAGCGCTTGGCCAGGTGGTGGAGCGCCGCATAGGCATACACAGAGCAGTCCAGGCCCTCCACTCTCACGCCGCGCTCCGGCTGCCACTCATACAAGGTGCGGCCCTTCACCGTGCGCTGCTTCTGCTTCTCGCCGGTGAACTGCCGCAGGAACTCATCATCAGCAGCACTGCCGAGGTGGATATAACCCGGCCCCTTCGTCTCATTGCGCAGCCGGCCCATCAGCGTGGTCTTCACCGTGTCAACGCCGACGATGTACAACATGCAGCCCCGCGGGATCGTCTGGTTCCTGCGGTTGATGTCCACCGGCGCTCCCTTGCCAATCACCGGCTTGCCCCTGGTGCTCGCGCCCTTGATGGCGATCACCCCACGGTCTCGCCGCTCCCGGCAGTAGGAATACACCTCGTGCGCGTTGTAGCCCGAGTCCACCGCCATCTGTGTCACCGCCATCTCCCGGCCGTCGCCGCGGCTCCACTTCGACTCCAGCACCGCATCAAGCTGCAGCCAGACCTCCGGCTGCGTGGTGTCGCCCCATATCTCCTGGGTCCAGATGTGCCACGCCTCCTCGCCGCGGCCCCATCCCCAGATCGTCACCGCGATCCGTGACCCGGCACCGCCCTGCACGTCAACGCCAGCCGTCAGCACCAGCGCTCCATCAGGCACCGTGCCCACGGCATACTCCTCGCGTCTCGCTGCCAGGCCGTCAGCGCTGACCTTGTTGCGGTACTCGTCCTCCCACGCCTCGGCCGAGCGCTTATTGACCCAGCCCTTGAGCAGCAGCGCATCATTCTTCGCTCTCAGGAACTGATCCCGGATCTGCCGCCAGCTCAGCCACCCCAGCGGTGAATACCACCCAGGCAGGTGGAATCCAGCCGTCTCGCCATCACCCTTCGCCGTCGCGCGCCATTCCCCCGCCGCCAGCATCGCCGTCTTGTGGAGCTCCTCAAACTGCTGGTTGCAGTGCTCGCACTCATACAGCACCGGGCCCTCCGGGTCGGCCCACTTGAACTGAGGCCACCGCAGCACCTGGAACCCGCCGCAGCACGGACACGGGACGAAGAAGTGCCGCTGATCCGATCGCAGAAACTCCTCGGTCACCCGGCAGCTGCCCAGTTCCCCCGGCGTCGAGGTGATCAGCACCTTCCCCCGCGGGAAGTTAGTGGTCCTCGCCTCGGCATTCTCCAGTGGGTCGCCTTTGTCGTCCGCCTCCAGGGGGAACGACGACACCTCGTCCGCAAACAGATTCGCCGCCGGCATCGACTGCAGGCTTGACGCGCTGTTGGCCCCGGTCAGCACGAACATGCCGCCGGTGAACTCCTTCAGGAACATCGTGTTGCCGCTGTCCCTTGACCGCGCCGGCGCGATCCGCTCCGCCAGTACCGGCGTCTCCGCAATGAACGGCTCGAGCCGCTGCTTGCTCAACCGCTTGGCCATGTCCAACGTCGGCTGAACCAGCAGCGTCGGCGCTGGCCTGGAATGGATCACATAGCCCAGCCAGTTCAGGCCCGCCTCGGTCTTGCCCAGCTGGCTGCCGAACATCATCACCACACGCCGCACCCGGCTGGTGGCGCCCAGGCAGTCCATCGGCTCACGCAGGTACGGGGTCCGGTCGGTTCGCCACCTCCCAGGCTCCGCCGATGCCTTGGTGCTCAGCACCCGATGTCGATCAGCCCACTCGCTCACCGTCAGCGTCGGGTCAGGCCTCAGGCCCTCGAAGAACCCGGACCGATACGCACTGCCTGGATCAGCCATCACACAACCGCTCTAGCGCCTGCTCCACCTCGGCCGTGATCACCAGATGCACTGCCGCCGGGTCGTTCTCGGCCGCCAGCTGGGCGCTCAGCCGGTCGGCGATGTTGAACAGCGCATCCCTGACGCTCCTTGCAAGCGCAAACGCTTCGCGGCGCACCATATCGGCCGGCACCAGGTCCTTGCGCTTCACGTCCACCTCGAGCTTCGCCAGCTCCGCCTGGTAGTGCTCCCTGCGCTCTCGGCTCACATCCAGGCCAGGGATCGCATCATCCGGCAGGCCGCTCACACTGCGGCGCACATCGTCCGGTGTCGGCAGTGGCCGCGCGTCGCGGTCCTTCGCTTCCTGGCTCACCTGCGTGGTGCGCACCCTCTTGGTGTTGCGGTCCCACAGCTCCAGCGCCAGCTCCTGATCCAGCCAGCGCTTCCCGTCCTTCTCAACAACCGCACCAGCAATCCGAGCCTTTGCCGCCTCGTGAACACTTGGAGGCTTGATGCCTTTCAGCCTTGCAAACTCGGAAAACGTGACGAGCACTGGCGTTTCTGGTCTGGTTTTAGGCTAAAGAGTTGCCTAAAGGTCGGATGCGGGCCGGATGGCTTATTGAGAATCCAGTAGGTACTTTCGGGGGCTGGGGCTAGGAAAAAAAAGCGGTGGCGAAACAACGGCACGGGGGCGGGGGCATCCGGAGGACCCAAACCCCCTGCCCCGCAACGGATCTCAGCGGAACCCGTACCGCCGAAGCTCTCCGTTGATCGCTTCCGACAGCTCGACCGGCCAGGTCTGGGCGATCTCCTTATTGAGAATGCCCCCGAGGTCGAACGTGGCCGCGCGGTTCTTGGGGGCAGCCAGCACGAACAGGGCCGTGAGCCTGCCCTTGCCGCGGCCGCCGCGACGGAACACCGCCAGGGTGCTCGCGCCCTTGCGCACCGGGGCCAGGAAGTAGCGACCGCCTGGTGTCTTGTCTCGCGCTGAGCCGAGGATGGTCCTGTACTGCGACAGGCTGACGTTCCCCTGCTGGGTGAGCCGCTGCGACTTGGTGGGCTGGATCACCACCCCGGAGGTCCTGCCGGTCTTGGCAGCGGACAGGTCCACTGCCTTCGGCCTTGGTGGCCCGCCCTTGATCATCGGCAGCAGATACTTCCCTGCTGCCCTTGGCGTGTCGGACCGAAAGCCGATCCGCGCCTCGAGGTTGGATGGCCTGGGCCAGTCCGCGGCGATCGCCCCCAGCGTCCAGCGTGTGGCGCCGCCTCTGATCGGTCCGCCTGATTGCTTGGCTGCCTCGGCCTTGAGATGCTCCTTGGCTGCGATGGCCGTGGCCTTCATTGCGTTACTGGTCGCGTAACGCAGGTTTTTCTCAGTGAGCAGGTCCAGGCGTTTGCTCAGCTGCGGCAGGTCTGTGCTCAGCCGGATCTGCAACATCACCCCACCCCCCGGATCGCACTGGCCAACGTCCTCAGGCTGATGGGGTTCACCCCCGCCCTTTGCAGGTGGTACAGCTGGTGCTCGATCAGCAGCAGCACCCGGCGCCGCTCGTCGTATTGCCCTTGGCTGTAGGCCGCGGCGGTCGTCGCCTCTTGCGAGAGCCGCTCCTGCTCGGCAGCCAGGGACGCCTCCAGCTGGTCCAGGGAGGCCCGTTCCTCTGTCAGCACCTGCGCCGCCTGCTGCATGGCCTGGAGCGCCTCTGCGGGGCTCACTGCAGCGCACCACAGGTGTGCATGGTGCTGCCGGTGCAGCCCATCGCCAGGGGGCGGATCAGCGGCACGTGGGCCCAGGTGGCCAGGGCCAGGCCGAGGCACAGGCCGGCGAGGAAGAAGGGGGAACGGTTCACGGGAGGCAAGCGCTCGTGAGCGCCGACGACTACGAGGGGGATCGTAGCCGCTCGGTGACGCCGTGCCAGGTGGCCGGAACACCTGACAACGGTTGTCAACGCCTGACAACGCCTGTCAACGGGGGTGGAACGGTCACCGTTGACACCCAAACGCCCTGCGCCAGAAGGCTTTTCAAGGGTTGTCAACGCTAAAACTCTATTTTCATAGATAGAGATATATAGAGAGGGGGGTTTTTCTCTGTATGTGGGTTTCTCTGTGTGTGTGTGGGTCTATCCCCAAAAACCGTTGACAACCGTTGTCACCGTTCCAAACCAGTCATACCAAGGGGTTTGGGTGTCAACGGTCGTTTTTCAACCGTTGACAAGCGTTGACACCGTTGACAACGGCCCCTGGTTCAGAGCTCGGTCAGCGGCACGGCGCAGGCACGCGCGCGAGCGCCGGCACCCTTGAACCGGACTGAGTTTCCGACCGGTCCAGCACCTGGAAGGCGCGCCAGGATCGTGGCCCAACTGCTGGCCCAGGCCGTTTCGCGCAGGTTCGCCGCGATGGCCTCGGCGGTGTTGCTCACCAGCAGCTGACCATCAGCCACGCGCAGACCGTGCCGCCCGAGCACGTCCTCGGCTTCGTTGCGGGTGATCGGCTCCATGGGGGAGGCTGCCGGCGCCACCACCAGGTCGATCAGTTCACCGATGGAACGGGTGAGCGTGCGTTCGGCGGTCTCGACCCGCAACTGGT